GCCTTTTCCCCCCTTCGGCCCTGCCGGTCCCGGCTCGCCGCGCAACCCGCGCGGTCCTGTTTCTCCTTGCATCCCCCCTTCGCCCCGTTCGCCGGGTGGCCCCTGTTCGCCGCGTTCTCCAGGATCGCCTCTGTCGCCCTGCGGCCCCGGCGGCCCTTGTTCGCCGCGCTCGCCGTCGACGCCAGGCGCTCCGTCCTTTCCGGTTTCCCCCGGCGGTCCCGGATCGCCCTTGTCGCCCTGCGGGCCTGGCGGGCCTTGTTCACCGCGCTCGCCGTCGACGCCAGGCGCTCCGTCCTTGCCGGTTTCCCCCGGCGGTCCCGGATCGCCTTTGTCGCCCTGCGGCCCCGGCGGGCCTTGTTCGCCGCGCTCGCCGTCGACGCCAGGCGCTCCGTACTTTCCGGTTTCCCCCGGCGGTCCCGGATCGCCCTTGTCGCCCTGCGGCCCTGGCGCGCCTTGTTCACCGCGCTCGCCGTCGACGCCGTTCGCTCCGTCCTTGCCAGCCACACCCGGCGGTCCCGGATCGCCTTTTTCACCCTGCGGCGCCGGCGGGCCTTGTTCACCGCGCTCGCCGTCGACGCCGTTCGCTCCGTCCTTGCCAGCCTCACCCGGCGGTCCCGGATCGCCTTTTTCACCCTGCAGCGCCGGCGGGCCTTGTTCACCGCGCTCGCCGTCGACGTCAGCCGCTCCGTCCTTTCCAGCCTCACCCGGCGGTCCCGGATCGCCTTTTTCACCCTGCGGCCCCGGCGGGCCTTGTTCACCGCGCTCCCCCTGTTCTCCCGACGGTCCCGTATCGCCATCGAGGCCGTCGTGGATCGAGGCTATGCGCTCGGCGGCAGTGCGCATCATCCGCTCGTGTTCGGCGCGCAGCTCTGCGATGGTGCGCGAGATAGCGTCGCCCAGCCGCTGGCGTTCTTCGGCGAAGCGTTCGCCAAGGAAACGCAGGATCTCATTGAGCGGCGCAGCGGACATCGCGTTCCTCCATGCCTCTATAGAATTCGGCGAAGTCGAGCGCCTTGTCCTCCTCGCTTTCGGTGGTTTCCGCTGCGGGCGGCGCGGCTGGCGGCGCATCCGGGGCAGGAGTAGATGGTTGTGCTTGGTTCCAGGCGGAGAGCGGGACCACCTGCTGCTGGACGCGCGGTTCGCCACCCGCCTCGGCATCCGGCAGGTCTTCCATATTGCGCGCTTCGTTCGGGGAGTAGATGCCGGAGATAACGCCGCGCGCCAGCCCCTCGATGCGATCCCGATAAGCAACGCGAAGCAGCGCATGCGTGTCAAACTCGACATATTCGTAAGGCCATCCTCTGAGGCCGAAGAAATGATCGAAGGCGGTCTCGATGTGGTTGATCGCAAAGCCCAAGCCGCGGGCCAGCCAGAACTGCATTAGCGCCTCGGTCGAGGCGAAGGTCGAGCGGTCGGTCAGGCCAAGGATCGCGGGCGGAACGCCATAGACCATGAAAATCTCGTCCTGCGTCATCTTCAGCGCGTTGGCGAGTTCGGCCTCCTTGGCGCTGATGGCGATGCCGTGGAATTTCAGGCCATTGGTCAGGATCGGTGGACCGCCGCCAAGATTGTCGACGCCGCGCCATGCCTCGTTCAGCCGCTCGCGCAGCTCGGTCACCTGCGCCTTGGTGAGATTGAGATCGGTTTCGATCACACCCGGCGGCCGGCTCATGTTGGCGAAGAAGTTGATGAGCTGCGAGCCGATGGCAGCCTGCGCGGTGATGGCCAGTTCGGCATGGCGCAGCGGCGGGATGCCGACGAGCGGCTCACCCGGCTTCGCTTCGAGCTTGATGTGCAGCACGTCGCGGGCAGGGGCGACACCATATTCGCGGGCGCGGCCTTGGCTCTCCAGGATGTTATTGCCGCCGAGCCGGTAGTAGACACCGCCCTCGGCCGAAATCACCGGCTGCGACTGGCCCGGATTGAACGGGTGCAACGCATCGACCTCGAAGCGGTTGTTGCGTTCGGCGAGATGGTAGGTGTTGCCGGTCAGGTAGAGATCGCGCACGAGGTTCATGATGAAGTCCGAGCGCGACTGATATTCGTTGGGGCTACGCAGGATTCGCGACAGCGCGGAGGTGGTGACGCGCTCGCGCCCGCCATCGGGAAGCGCCAGCCAATGATCGCCCGGGCATTGGGAAATCGTCTGCGCATAAGCGGCGACGCAGGCCTCAACGACCGCACCGCGTGCGCCAGCGACGGGATCGTAACCCATCTGCCAGTAATTCCAGTATTGCCCCCATGCGTGTGGCAGGACGCCGTCCGGGTTCATGACGATCCATGGCCCGTCGCGATATTCGCCCTCGCGCGCGACGATGGACCGCCGGAAGGGCCTCAGCAATTGCTGAAGGAGCCCCGGCATCGATCATTCTTTCGCTTCGCTCTGGCGTGTCCTGTAGCTGCCGCCCTCGTCGGACTTCGGGGTCGCGGCTTTGGTTTTCTCCGTCTCTGGCCTGGCCTTCGGTTCGTCCTCCTCTCCGCGCAATTTGCGCGCCGCCTTCTCGGCCGCCTTCAGCGCCTTGTTGCGATCCAGCTGTTTCGGCTCGACGGACAGATCATAGGGGTCGCGAGCCCAGCCATCGGAGATCGCCAGCTTCGCATCGCCTTCCTCGAGGGCGATAATGTGACCGGCATAAGGCCCGAACAGCGCCTCGACATGTTTTGTCGCCATGATGGTTCCTCCAGAAAGGCACCGGGCGGCGATGGAATACCACCCGGCGAAGTTGGGGGGAGGTTTGTAATTCCTCACCAGGTCACGTTATCGATCCAGGCAATCATCCCGGAACGCCGCATCGCCCAGTTCATGTCGAGCAGCATGCGGACGCCGATGGAGGCCGTTTGCCACAGCGAGCGAACCGGACTCGCCGTCGTTGGCGTACCGCCACCGGAGACGATCGGCAGCGGCGCGGTGTCCTCCTCGTGGATGGTCGCCTGGTCGGAGACGTCGTATTCCGGCATGTCGCCGGTCGCCGAGGCGAAGTCGGCGGCGTCGACGGCGATCACTGTGTCGACCGGCACCGTTGGCGAGACGATGAACCGTACGCCGAGACGGCGGCCTGCCTCGTCGGTCGAGCCGAACATGAATTCGCCCGTTGTGGTCTGCTGGAAGGCAATGGAGATTGCCTGTGCCGGGTTGATCAGGATGGCGATGTTGCGCCCGCCGCGGTTGGCGGTGATCGCCGTTACCAGCGCCTTCAGGTCGGCGATCATCGCCAGCGCGTCGGCTTCGGCCGATGCTGGCAAGGCGGCGACGCCGTTCAGCAGACCTGCTGGGCGGATGGTGGTGGCCGGATTCGCATCGATCAGCGTCGCATCGACCGTTGCGGCGGTGTCCTCGGCCATGGCCTCGCGGATGACGCCCTCGATTGCCGGTGTCGAATGCGCCGCCAGTTCGCGGGTGAACGTCGAGATCACGCCGAGCTTCTTCGGCGTCAGCGTGACCGAGGTGAAGCCGAGCCTGCGGACGGGGATCGGCTCGCCTTCACCCACCCATGCGCCGGAGACGTTCGGCGTCGCCGCGCGTGCGGGGATCTTGATCGAGCCGTTTCGGCCGAAGGTGAAGCGGGTGCCCATGCCGGATAGCGCCGGATAGATGGCGTCGCGCGGCAGCAGATCGAGATAGTCGCCGATGGCCTGCTGCACCAGCTCCTGCGCCCATGTCGGCACGTCGGTCTTGGCCGGATTGACGGCGGCGCGGACCATGATCTGCACGGCCTCGTCATGCGGATAGACCGCCCGCAGGATGGCATCCGGTGGCTGCTTGTGGATGTGTGCCAGGAACTGCACCACCGCGCCTCGAATGAGAAGGTCGCGGGGCTGGGTCTTCTTCGCCGGGACGGCATAGGGCCGTTTGTCGGGCAGGGAGGCCTGCTTGGTTTCCGGAGGCTGCTCGATGACGGTGCGGACGGCGATTGCCTGTTCGATCCGCTGGTCCCTTTCGAGCCCTGCCTCCAGATCGGCGATCTGTTCCGGCAATTCGGCCATCAGCGCGGTCTGCTCGTCGTCGGGATCGTCGATGTTCGACAGTTCGACGAGCTGGTCCTTCATGGCGTTGATGCGTTTTTGCGCGTCCTCAATGCGCTTGGCGAGTTTTGACATGGTGGTATTCCCGGTCTTGTCGGGTTCGCGACGGGCGAGCTTGCCGGGGAAGGTTGCCGGGACCGGCGGTGGCGCTGGGGCGATCTTGCCGCGCAACTGCTGGCGGATATCGGCAGGAAGTTCGAAGGACTTTCCGACCTGGAGGGCGTTCGGATTGGCCGGGACGGCGACGAGCGAGCACTCGACGAGTTTGCTCTTCACGAAGCGGAACGGTCCCCAGTCTTCATCGGACTTTTCGTCGAGCGGCTCGGCTTCCATCGGATAGAAGCCGACCGACACGGCGCGCAGGATGCCCTGCTGAACGAAACGGCGGACCTCGTCGACGAGCC